AGGGTAGCCCTGCGATGTACCTCAATCGTATAATTATCGGCATCAACAGAAAAGTCAAGGCTAATATCGTAACCATTGTTAATATAGCGGTTCGCAATATCTGCTTTTTTGACATTTTTACTATTCTTGTTAAACAAGACCTCTTCTAGTATAAGAGGAATAGATGATTTACCTACTCCGTTAGTTCCAACTAGCTGTGTCAAAGTAGCGTCTGCTAAGTTGACTTCGTTCCCTTTCCCATAGGAGAAACAGTTATCCCAAGTTAACTTCTGTAGAATAATCATTGTACACTCCTATAATTGCTTTAATCTTATCTTTATCCAAATTTAGTATATCTTGTAAATATACTACAAGTTCATCACTCATAGACATTTCAGATGTAAGATTCAAAGTAGCTTCTACTTCTCGTTTTACTACTTTCTTGTCTAGTAGTTCTGAGTTTTTAATCTTTGCCAAATCTTGAACATCTCCTTCGAGTTCATAGATTGTATGGTCAAAGTGTCCATGACCAATCATCTTCAATAAGTAAAGCACCTGTCTTTACTCTATTTCTATGAAAACTTGTAGTCATTGGACTGCCAGGATATACTATGTTTCTTTGAGTATTCTCGTGAGCATGTAAATCTCCTGCAAAAACAGTCTTAAACTTATCAAACCTATCTAATTCAACTTCGGGAACTACATGAGGTGGTATCTCTCCTCGAACATGGGTAAATAATATATCTGCATCAATCGATTCTATACTACCTTTTCTATGTAAGTCCGCATACGGAAGGATAGCCCAGTCATCTTCTACATAAGTAGTGTCAATGACCTCGACTAATCCGTTCACGTCTGAAGTTGCTTTCTTCAGGTTAGTGAAGAAAGTATTGTTTTTCCTAGTAGCTTCATGATTTCCATCATAAATAATAGTAGGAATTGTTACTCCTCTAATAAAATCAAAATAGAGAGTAAGTTCGTCCATTGAGGGGACTCGATCAAACAAATCCCCGCCAATGATATGCAAATCACAGCCAGCTTCTAGCTCAGTTATTTGTTCAAAGAACATCTGATACCGATTGATTGCCCAATCAGTAGGAACATTCTTTTGACCAAGCTTTATGTGCCAATCTGCTGTGAATAAAATCATGCTGCGAATTCATCTCCTGGTGTCCAAGAACACCCTGTTAATCCGCCTGCTTGAAGCGCTTGTAAAGTTCTAAGAACTTCTTCTGCGTTTCTGCCAGTATCAAGTGCATTTACTGATACGTGCTGTACGATACTATTTGAGTCAATGATAAAAGTAGCTCGTAAGCATACTCCTTCAGCTTCGTCAATAATACCAAGTGAATCTGCTAAGTAGAGTCCACAGTCTGCAGCGAGGGTATGTTCAATATCCCCGATTAGCTCGTTGTTTTCTTTCCAAGCCAACTTACAAAACTCATTGTCACCGCTGATACCGATAACATTAGCATGGTCGTTCAATATGTCCATAGCCTGGATCTCAGTTGGACATATAAACGTAAAGTCTTTGGGGTAGAAATAAATCACACTCCAATCGTGTTTTAGAGGCTCGTAAGTCTCCGTTACACTCGCAACGACAAACTCGTTGTCACCATCTACACCGTTAAGGCTAAATGGAGGAAATTTTTCTCCTACTCCAATCATGATACGTCAAACTCCTCATCTACTGTTTCTTCAGATTCTGCGCCTTGGATCTTCTTCAGCAACTCTAATTGAGCGTCTGGAGTAGGTCTAGGCAATACGTCGTCCATGGACTTAAGGTCTGCAACTAATTCTTGCTCCCAGTCTTCCAATGCACGTGGTTTACATTTCAGCATTTGTAGTTGATACTCAACATTAAATACTTGTGGGCCAGTCTTCAATCTCTTGAAGTAAATATCCCAACCTGTCTCAGGGTCAGTAGGATTACCGAGGTCTTCCATAGCCACTAAGATTTGATCGAAAAGTTTCCTTTTCAGATTTACTACTTTGATACTTTTATCAGAGTAGTCAATGCCCTGGACTGCATAAGCCCAACCGCATTTCAAGTCAGGGTAAAAATCTCGAACATGGTCATGCTCGACATTGTTAAACGTTTCTGAATTTCTATCGAAAGACAAACACTCCATAGGAATGTTCTTGTTGTTTTCGCCTTTGATCCAGTAAACGTATCTAGGTAATAGATCACCAACTAGCCTGATGTGATGATCTTCTTTGTTACCAAAATTGTATGTTTCAATCTTGGATTTTTGGGCAGAGCCCTTTGTTGTATTAAAGCCAATAGCCATAATATTCTCCTTATAATGTCTCCTCGTATTTGAAATGAATCTTTCCATCTCTAATCTCGAGCAGTCTGTTTTGGTTAATCGTGTTCTCACTTACTTGACAGAAAATGAGATCTAGTGTGGTGTCTTTTGTTTTCTTATACTCATAGTAGTTACGGAATGATGCAACACCTACATATTCTGCAACTTCTTTGTCGCTATAAGCACGACCTTCCTGTAGTAAATCCTCAGCATTAACTAAGAACGAACTACCATGGAAGGATTTTTCGTAAAACCTAAAGGTCTTATCGTAATAGTTCTTAGGAGTGATTCTAAAAGTTATAATTCGCATAATAGTGATTATATCAGCAACGTTGCCGTTACTCGCTTCTAGAATCTTCTTCCAGTCAAAATATATCATATATTATACCAATTTTTTGAGGGGTTGTCAAGAACTATTTTTTTCATGTATTTAATTCAAATAAAGTTTCTGTTACTTAATGTTTATCTTATAATCTTGTTTTACATAATATCCCATTCGCGCGTTTGCCTGTCTAGCAGCCGTCTTACCTTTTAAGTGGATATCTACTACTTTTGGTTGTATTTTGCCTTCTTTTTTACGGATTACTCTACCAATTAGCTGTGTCAGAAGTGGCTCATTATTTACAGGGGTAGCTAGTATTAAACAACTCAACACGTCTAAGGATATACCCTCAGAGAATATTGATTGTGTACCAAACAAGATATTCTTGTCACCGCCCACTCTACGCATTGTATCTTCTCTTTCTGCAAAATCCATATCTCCAGTTATGCAAACTGAATTTTCACCAACTAATCGTTGACAGACTTTCAAGAACGCCACTCTATCCGATACTACTAGTACCTTATGCCCTTCGGCGGCATATGTTGACGCAATCAGAGCCACACTATGAACATATTCTTCGTTCTGTGCCAAATGATTGATTCTCTCCGCCCAAGGAGTAAAGCTTCCGTCAAGAAATCTTACTTCAGATTTTATGACATCAATTTCAGGTGTCATGTAGTTTTCTTTTGGCGGCTTAAGTACTGTGTTGCCAAAGTAATCCCTGAATACAACGTGTCTGCCGTCCTTCCTCTCCAACGTTCCTGTTAGTCCTATCTTGTATCGGCTCGGCATTTCGTCTATAATACGTGTAAAGGTCGGTGAACTCACGTGATGCATCTCGTCCAAAACGACTGTCCCGAACAAATGTTTTATCTCGTCTATACGACGGTATAAACTCTGAATGTTCCCTATGACGATCGGGGACGAAGTGTCGAAGCTCCCGCTCCCGATTCTCCCTGCTTTTATCCCGAAGCATTTTTGTACCTCCTTTTCCCATTGATTACGTAAATTGGTAGTATGTGTAACTACAAGTGTTTTCTGACCAAGCTTAGCAGCTATGGCTAGACCTGTAAAAGTCTTTCCCCAGCTTACCCAAGCGTTAATTATACTGTTGTCTTCTACTGCGTCATAAACCTCTTGCTGGGACGCACGTAACTCGAACTTAAACTCAGGAAACTGCATCGGCGCTTGTACGCGTTTGTCGATAATTTCATACTCCTCTGGTATCAATGTTCGAGCAATCCAAGGAATCTAGCATCTCCTTGGAGCTGTATTCTGTTACTTATTACTGCCTTCATGCGCCTAGTCGTTTTAAGAGTTCTAAATCTTCTGTTCGCCAACGCATTGCTTGTTGCGGGTGGTTATTATCCCATGGTGAACTCCAACCTGTTTTTTGTTTTCTTTGTATAACATGCTGAGGTATATAATCTTTCATTACTTCCCTCATAAGATACTTTGTTGTACCTAGTTCGAGTCCTTTGAATTGTTTGAATCTATCTATTGCGGGTATGGTCATAACGTAATGAACATACCTTTGTGTAAGTAATGGGATTCTAGCCTCCATACCAAATAATCCTACTGTTTGGTCAGTTGCTAAAATATTTTGTTCTGATGTTGTAAGCAAATCAATAAATAAAGTGTTAGACATAGGGTCTGAAAACTCAAATGGCTCTGTTGGAAACCATCTCCATTCTTTTGCCTGTTTCATCATACTTTCACAATAATCTGGATTAAATCTTTTATCGTGATGTAAGTATCCTGAGTACAGCTCATCTCCGCTATCACCCGTTAGGACTACTTTACAGCCATGTTCAGCTGCTGCTTGAGCAAGTTTATATCTTGGGCCTTGCCTATTATGGTCAGACCATGCATAATGCGTACCTGCTAACCAAGTTTTGCCTAACGAGATTCTTTCATCTCTATTTAGTGTTACATGGACTAATTCTCTACCCCATAATTCAGCAGATTTTTTAGCCATTTTACTTTCTTCTTGAAATCCCCAATGTTCATGAGTATTTCCTTTTTCATTACTGTATCCGCAAGTGAAAAGCGTGATATCCTTAGTACTTTCGCGGCATACACTAGCAACTAATTGACTATCAAATCCACCACTCAAAAAGATTGCGTGTTTATTTGTAGAATTACCATAATTAGCTACTTTTAATATAGATTCTTTGGTCTTTTCAATAAATTCTTCTTTATCAAATTTTTTCTTACGAAACATAAAATAGTTCCATAAGTTTCTTCTAGTAAGTTTAAAATTCTTATCAATATCGAACTCTAATGCACCACCTGGCTCGACTTTATGGGTGTTTTTCCAAATGCACTCGTCGCCCATAGAGCCAAACTTAGTCATTCTTTCTTCTTGCATTTCTTTATGTAAAAATGACTTACAACTTGTGCTAAATTCGAACGTTTTTCCATCAAATCGCCACCATAATGGCTTTGTGCCAAACTGGTCTCTAAACAAAAATAATTTTCTATGATTAGGATCGTATAATGCTATTGCACCATGCCAATCTGTCCATTCTAGACAAGCCATTCCGTATTTATCTAGCATTTTTCCAAGCCAAACGGTATCATTCTGCTCTCTACTGTCGTACATTTCGCCGTTAAATAGCAGAATATTACCTTTTGGGGTTATTACGGGTTGTGTTTGTCTTGCGCCTGTAATATCTAGTAAAGCGTGTCCAAACTTGAAAGTATCGTCTGACCAAAATGTAGATGCGTCAGGGCCTCGGTGAGCCTGTTTTTGTAACATAAGCTCTCCGAAAGCATGATTAGTTGTTCCTACAAAACCGCACATTATTCATATCTCCATGCAATTGTTTTTCCACTTACTTCTTGCCCTTTATATGGCAGCCATAAAACTAAACTAAACTTTTCTCCCTTTGTGACAGGAGCAACTCTGTGCCTAACGTCGCGGTCATACATAACCATACCACAATATCCAGGTACTTTTGTGCCTGTACTTTGTGCTTCGAATTCACCGCCTTCATAAGACCCGTCAGGGCTTAGATTGATACTTACAGACACACAGCCAAGATTTTGATCTTTATGCCAGTCTAGTCCTTCACTCGGTGCTTTATAGTGCATTATTTGTGCATACGCATCGGGACGGAAAGTTATATCTCCAAAATGATAATTTTGTTCTGCAACTTTTCTTACTTTGTCAAACAACCAAAAAGGCGAAGCAACAGAATAGTATAGTCTATCGACTTTAGTCTGTTTTCCGCCTTTCATAAGTGATACTTGCATACTAGGATTTGAAACAGCATATTCTGCGTATGTTCGCCAAAATGTAGCTTCTTCATCTGTGATGAAGTTATCAATCGTCAGTATCTTCTGTTCCATCGTGGTTTAGGTCTGTCAGTTGTCGTTGTACTTTCTTAAAATTCTTTTCTTTTGGTAATTCTATGGATTTCCAACTCAAAATAGTATCTTTGTCGATATCGTCCCATTTGCCGAACTCTATATCATAACAAATCATTTTATCATTTTGGTCTTGTTTCCATTTTTCAGAATTTACTATTCTTTTTCCTTCTGGTATGTATTTATGACAAAGAGTAAGTTCTCTCTGTTTTTGATTACCAGATACGAGACTAGTGTACTCTAACAAGACAATACCTTTTTGCATTTTTTCGACTATTTTATCTAAGTCCATCTAAATACTCCACAAAATTGTCATACCCACCAATATTCTCCCCATCAATTCTAATCTGAGGAAATGTTCTAGCAGTAGGAAAGTTTTCTGCAACAAACTTCATATCAAAATCCGTACCTAATTGCTTGTACTCGTAGGTATGCGGTGTTTCTTGAATAAAAGACTGTGCAGCAAATTTTGCCTTATCACAAAAAGGACATTGTGTTTTTCCAAATATCTCAATTTTCATACTTTTCTCCATGTGGATTTTTGTTTTTCTTCGGCAAAATCATATATTTGCCATGGGACTCCATTTTTATACATAACTCCCGCCCATGTGATTTCATCAGCTGGCGGGGATTTTTCTGCAAATGGAAATGGACAATCTTTTAACCACAATACAGTTGCCACTCCCTTTTTCTCTTTCTTTTTTATTTTATGGTATTCTATTTGAACTGTTTCAGTCTTTTCATAGTTAAATACTTTACCATTTGTATCAATAAAAAATTTACCCTTATGTTTCATCATACCTCGTAAACTTTCAACTTGATACTTTAGATTATACATACTATTCATAGGACTTTGTATACGTCTCATTCCTAGTGTATCTCCTGACATATTTTTATCGTCTAAGACCATGTCATCTAGCCAAAGAATACCATCAATTAACTCTACATTATCACTATGAATAACATAAAGAGGATACTTCAGATCCTCTTTGTGTGTAACTAGGTATTCTTCGCGTTGTTTTGTCATAGACCAAATTCTACGTTGTCTGCGTTGTCTCGCTTTGAGACTCCTGTTCATTCGCCTGTTCAATAAACTTCCCTATTATTTGTTGTGCCTCTTCGAGAGGTGTAGGTTCATACACCCACTTAAACCCATCGTAACCATACTCATCTATCTCAGAGCCAATATGCCTTAAATGTGGCATATGTTTTTGGAAGAACATCATGATACTATGCGTATCTGTGTACAAATCCATGATAGAATTAGCACAACCAGTTGTTCTCTCAACCCACTCAGGAGTCCATATGTAGGCATTAGCATCGCTAAAGCCAGGTACTGGGAATAAAGAAACTGTTGGATCAGTAATCCATGCTTTATCCCAGACAGAGTATGTTCGGTCTTTATAAGTGTAAGCGTGGTGTGGTGGTAAAATTCGTACACAGGCCACCATTTCACCCGCTGGGTTTTCAATCCATAGAAAGTAAGATTTAGTTTCTAAATCATCTACTGGATTCATTATTCGTTTATTTTGTACTATAAATGCTTCGCATCTATTTTTAATTATGGTTGCGTACTCTGCTTTTGTAAGCAAATCAAAATGTTTGGCTTTTTTGACATAGCCATTATCGTAATTTAACTGTCCTACATTTTTAAGCAATTTGTAGTTCTCCATGACTAGGTATCTTTTCGCGTGTTCTGTACTGCTCTCCGTAGTGTATTCTACCATCTTTTTGATCGTGTCGTCTGTCATGGGTGTCACAGTAGTGTAATACTAATGCCATGTAATCACCTTTTAGGCGAAGTCGACCGTGATACGTCTTCCCGCCTGTATATATTACTCCA